TCGAGGCGATCCAGGCGCACGACGCGGCGATGACCGAAGCGCGGGCCGAGGAAAAAAAACTCCCGGCTGGCGTGAGCGCACCGTAAGCGATCTGTATATCTGCCGGATCATGGGCTGGACGTATGACGACCTGCTCGATCTCCCGGTGGATGTCTACAGCGTCCTGGTGGAACAATTGAGCGCGGAAGCCGCCAAGTCCCGAAAGTAACCCGATGGCCCTCTCTGCCACCTTCACCGCGAACTTCTCCTCCTTCTACGATGCGGTCGATAAGGCCGAGACGAAGTTGAAAGACTTCGGCGCCGGCGCGGAGAAGGCCGGCCAGCGTCTGAACGCGATGGGGAATCAGTTCTCCGGCGTCAAGATCATCCAGGACGCGACCTTGATGGTGAAGGCGATCGAGGACATCGGCGGGACCACGAAACTCACCGAGAAAGAACTGGCCAAGCTCGGCAGTACCGCCAACGAGGCGGTGGCGAAGATGAAGGCGCTCGGCATGGACGTGCCGAAGAACCTCCAGAAGATCGCGGACGAAACCAAGAACGCGAATAAAGCGGGCATCGACTGGATGGGCACGCTCACGTCCATGGCCGGCGCGATCGGGATCGCGTTCTCGATCGACGCGGTCGTGGGGTTCGTCGGCTCGGTGTTCGACGCGGCGGACGCGGTCAAGGATCTCTCGCTCCAGTGGGGATTCACCACGACGGCGGTCCAGAAGTGGACGGGGGCGGCGCGGGACAGCGGCGTCAGTACCGAGGCGCTCGGCAAGTCCATCATGCACGTCACGGAGAAACTCTCCGAGAGCTCCGACGAATACGACGCGCTGCTCAAGAACATCGGGCTCAATAGCGATGCGATCCGCAAACTCTCGAGCGAGGACGCCTATCGCGTCATCCTTGAAAAGATCACGGCGATTAAGGACGAGACCCTCCAGTACGACGTCGCGCTCGGCCTCCTCGGTCCCAGTGCGAAACAAACGATCGGCGGGATCCGCGACGGCCTCGTGGAAGCGACGAAGGCCCAGGAGGCGATGTCGGAAGAGACGATCAAGCGGCTCGCCGCGGCCTCTGACGCTTGGGGCAAGTTCAAGGACGACGTGATCATCTTCTCCGGCGAGATGCTCGCCGAGACGATGAAAAACTCCAAGGCGCTGTTCTCGTCGTGGGGGAACTTCTTCACGATCATGGGCAAGGGGCTCAAGGCCCAATTTACCGGCGGCGACGACGTCAAGCAGTACGTGGCGGGCCTCGAAGCCGCTGGGAAAGCGGCGACGGATCTCGCGGCGGCGCTGGTGCCGGTGGCGTCCCACGGCGACGACGTGAACAAGGGACTCCAGACGACGAAGGAAGTCACAGACGGCGTGACCAAGAAAACGGCGGGGCTCACGGCGGCGGAAGCGGCGCGAAAGAAAGGGCTCGAGGACGCGAAGCGGGCCGAGGAAGCCTACACGCGCGAACTGAAGAAGCACGATGACGCGCTCGATGACTTGGTGAATAGCTTCGGCGGGGCCGGCGGATCGGGCGCGATCGGGAAAGCGAACCTCTATCTCGAGGCGCTGAAGCAGGCGATTCCGATTGAGCAGATGTCCGCGACGGCGAAGCTCAACATTCATAAGGCGATGGATGAGGCGATCGTCAGCTATCAGGCCGCGGGCCAGATGGCGCCAAAGGTCATGTACGACATTTGGCTCGCGACGAAGAACGCGACCGAAGGCGTGATCGAGTTCTCGTCGAAGTGGAAGAACTTCGCGGACATCGTGAACACCCAACCGATCGATCTCGGGAAGGGGTTTCAGATGGCCCCGCCGCCGGAACTGACGCCGTGGAAGGATGCGTTTACCGACTTCGCGAACACGCTCCCGGCGATCTTTGGTGCCGCGATGTCGGCCCGCGGCGCCGGCATGGGCAAGGTGCTCGGGGAGCAGATGGCCGCGGGGCTCGGCGCGGCCATCGCGCCGGCCATCGCGGCGGGGATGAAGGGCGGGGCCACGGCTGAGAACTCGGCGGCGGCGGGGTTGGGCATCGCGACCGTGACGCAGATGTTCGGCGAGGTGCTGAAGAACATTGTCGAGGCGCGGCAGGCCTCGAAAAATTTCCAAATCGCCCTCGCGGACATGACGGCCCAGATGCACGCCGATCTCGTGGGGCCGAATAGCCCCTACGAGGCCTTCGAGGATCTCGAAGCGGCGGCCAACGAGGTCGGCCTCACGTTCGTCGATGTCTGGAATCCGGACGGCGTCACCACGTTCGGCCATCACCTCGAGGAGCGCCGGCTGGAGTTTGAACGTCTCCGGAAGGGCAGTGAAGAACTCTTCCGGCAATTTACCCGCGGGTTTGATGACCTCACCGTCGCGCTCGAGGACTTCGGCGGGGCGGTGCCCGCGTCGCTCCAGCCGATGATTGATTCGCTGCTCGAGATGGAAGGGATTCCACGAGACATCGCGGACATGCTCGGCGGTCTCGCCGAAGACCCGTCGTGGCAGACGATGCAGGCCCGCGCGAAGGAACTCGGCGTGGACCTGGCCGCGCTCGGGCCGAAGTTTCAGGAGTCGCGGATCCATGACATCGCCTTCGGGTACCTGCGCGATCTGGAGATGCTCGCCGGCGAAGGATCCAACGTGGTGCTCGTGCTCGATGGGATGAAGGACGAACTCTCGAAACTCTACCAGGACGCCCAGGCGACCGGGGTGAAACTCCCGGAGACCTTGCGCCCGTACATGCAACGGCTCGTTGAGATGGGCGCGCTCGTGGACAAGAACGGCGAGAAGGTCGAAACCCTCACCGACGATATGTTTGCGGACGTTGAGGACAAGGGGCTCGCCGCGATCGTCTTGATCTTGAAAGAGATCAAAGAGCTCCTCGAGCGGGGGCTCCCGAGCGCCGCGGAGACGGGCGCCCGAGACGTGGCGGCGTCCTTCGCCCGCCATCCGGTCGTGGTCCCGTACTCCTTCGAGCAGCAGGGCGGCGGTCCGGACACCGCCAGTCCCGGCCCGCCCGAGTATGCCCAGGGCACGGGCGGATTTAAGAACTTCGGCGCCGGCACACCGGTCATCCTGCACGGGTGGGAGGCGGTCGTCCCGCGCGGCGATACGGCGTCAATGGCCACGGTGAGCGGCGCCGGGAGCGGGCCGTCGTCGGCCGGCGAGATGCGCGTAGTCATTCAGCAGGACGGCAAGACGACGGCGGAGTGGCTCCTGCCGTTCATTCCCGGCGCGGCGCGGCGGCTGGGCCTGGCGGGCGTCTACTGATGGCCGTCTACGAGCTCCAGATCGCCGGGGTCGAGCGGCCGTTACGGCTCGGCTCGCTCAGCCTGCAAACCGTCGTGAACGGCCGCCATGTGCTGTCGGCGGCGGTGCTGTCGGCGGCGGGCGCCTACCGGCCGACGTGTGCGGACGAGGCCACGCTCCTCGAGGACGGCACGCCGATCTTCGGCGGCGTGATCCGGGTGGTCGAAGAAGAAGGCGCCGATGGCTTGCCCATCGCGCACATCTCGTCGCGGATTACCTGTGACGCGTTCAACGTCTACGCGGAACGGCGCTTCGTCACCCTGACCATTCCGGCGGGCGTGACGCTGAAGGCGGCGCTCGAGCTCCTCGACGACTACCTGACCGGCTACGGCGTGACGCTCGACCCAGCCCAAGTGACCGGGCCGACGCTCGACGCGGAACAAACCGCGTACGGGCAGGCGCTCAACAGCGTGCTCGATACGCTGTCGCAGCGGACGGGGTTCATCTGGGAAATTGACGCGACGAAGACGTTCCGGATGTTCGAGCCAGGGACGGTCCCGTGTCCCTTCAACATCATCGATGGCGATCACCACCAGGTGGGCGATCTCAAGGTCGAGCGGTCGCGCGATCGGTACGTCAATCGGGTGATCGTCAAGGGCGGCAAGCCCGGCCTCTTCGATCTCGTGGATGCGTTCGTGGCCGATGGCGTCGAGGACACGTTCGCGTTGCGCCAGCCGATCGCCGGCCCGATGCCGCCGGTACCGACTCAGGACGGCGCGGTCGGCTACATGGTGGTGGACTACGGTCCCACCGGGACCGAATCGCTGGCGGGGCTCCTGGCGCCGCCCGGCTTTCTCTGGGAATACGATCCCGTGGCGATCACGGTGCGCCGGCGGCCGGGGCCGCCCGATGCGGGGCCGTTCCAAGTCCGCTACCAGGCGCAGTACCCGATCTTCGTGACGGTCGAGGACGCGGCCGAGATTGCGCTCCACGGCATCTGGGAAGCCGTCTACGAGTACCCGGACATCTACGATCAGGCCGTGCTCGAGGAGCTCGGCGCGTCACTCCTCTCACAAGGGCTCGAGATCAAGACGGAACTGACGATCCAGACGCGCGAGCTCGGCGCGCGGGCCGGCCAGTCGTTCACGGTGACGGCCGCGGCGCGCGACATCGACGCCGTGTTCCTGATTACCGAGGTCAATGCCGTCACCGAGGCGACCGCCGACAGTCTCCGGCGCACGCTCAAGTGCGTCGAAGGCAACCTCTTCAAGGGCTCGTTCCGCGGGCTGATTAAAGCGTGGCTCGGGAGCGGGTCGGTCGCGGCCAGCGCGGGGCCGACGCCCGGAGCGACCGGGGGCGTCCCGGCGCTCCCGATTCGGTCGGTCCAGTTCAACCGCGGCGGCACGTTCGGCGGCGACGCGGCGTTCACCTACTACGAGGCTGAACACAGCGTCGTGTGCGGCGATCTGTCGAGTATCGACGCGGCCTCCTTCGCGTCGTGCCAGGTGTTCGGCTACGACAACCACATCGCGGATCCCTAAATGGCGATCACGGTCGTGCAAACCACGCCGGTCGTCGCGGCCCTCTCGACGGCGTCCGTGGCCGTGACCTTCGCGACGCCGCCGACCGTGGGCCGCGGCGTCATCGTGGCCGTGCTCTGGACCGCCTCGGGCGCGCTGACGACCTGTACAGACACGGCGGGCAATACGTATACGCTCGCCACGTCCCAAGTCCACCCATCCGGCGGCGTCATCGGGGTGGACGTGTGGGCGTGTCCGGCGATCACCGCGACGGCCACGCCCTTCACGATTACCGCCGCCGGGGCCAGCGCACAGAACCGCACGGCGCTGGCGCTGGAGGCCAGCGGCCCCATCGCGGTCGATCAGACGGCGGGGACCAACGGCAGCGGCTTCACGGCGGGGGCCGGCCCCACGGCGGCGCTGACGGGCACGGACGCGCTGCTCGTCGCGGCGCTGTCCACCGCCGGCACGCCGGCCTCGATCACGGTGGGCGCCGTCGTCCCGCCGTGGGTCCAGCAGGCCGAACCGCTCAGTACGGTCTCTGGCGAGATCGATACGCTGTCGCTCGGGTCCGCGCTGGGCCTGACGCCGAGTGTGACCTGGGCGCTCGGATCGGCCCACTTTGGCGCCGGCGCGATCGTCGCGTTCAAAGCGGGGACGGCGCCATCCCGCCGCGGGGCCTTTGTGGCCGGCGAGCACACGACGGTGACCGCGAGCCGTGCCGCCGCCTTCGGGCTCGACGGGAACACGAATACGCACGATGAAGAGGGCACGTTTAAGGTCTTCGGCAACGTCGCGATCACCGGCGACCTCGAGGTCGGCGGCGCCATCCCGGCGCACGCGACGACGCATGAGGCCGGCGGCGTCGATCCGATCCAACTCGATGACCTGGCCGCGCCGAGTGACAACACCGATCTGAATGCCACGACCTCCGCGCACGGGCTCCTGCGGAAATTGTCGGGCCTCGACGTGCAAGTCTTGCGCGGGGATGGCACTTGGGGCATGTCGCCCCTGACGAGCGGCGTCTTCGCCTACGTCTTCAGCACGACCACCACGGCGCCACCGGGGAGTCAACGGATCCGGTTCAATGCGGCCCATCCCTACACGGCCGTGACCACACTGTGGGCGGACTTCTCCAGCAGTAACAGTGAAGACCTGTACTGGGGCTGGATGCGGATCCGCGTGGGCTCACTCCTCATGGTGCAGGACAAGGACAACCACCTGCAATATGCCGAGTTCACCACGACGGGGCTGCCGATCGACCATGGGACGTACGTGGAATTACCGGTCGCCTGGGCGAGCAATGGCACCGCCCTGGCGGTCCAAGGCGTGCTCGTGCGGGTCACGGCGCCGGCGCCAGGGGGCAGCACGGCCGTCCGGCGACAGATCACGCTGGTGGTCGATAACGGAGCCTCCGCGATTACGACCGGCTTCAAGACCTGGACCTCCATCCCGCTGGCCGGCACGCTGAAGAAGTGGCGACTGCTCGCGGACGTGAGCGGGTCGATTGTGATCGATGTGTGGCGGGACACCTACGCGAACTTTCCGCCGACGGTGGCCGACACGATCACGGCGAGCGCGAAGCCGACGCTCAGTGCGGCCACGAAGAACGAGAGCAGTACCTTGACCGGGTGGACGACGGCGTTTAGTGCGGGGGATGTGTTCGGGTTCAACGTCGATTCGGTCACGACGGTGAAGAAAATTAGCCTGACCTTGGAGTTTGAGTAATGGCGATGACGGCCTATCCTTCACTCAATCCGGTGTCGGGCGCCGGCCACACCAAAGGCGCGTACGTGCAGATTGTGGCCTCGACGCCCTATGACAGTTCGCGCGTGTTCCTGATCGCGGAGTTTGGATCGACGGGGACGCAGCGCTATTACCTGATGGACCTCGCGACGGGGGGCGCGGGATCGGAAACGGTGATTGTGGCCAATATCGCCGTCCATGTGGATCTGGATCAGATTGCCAGCATGTTCATTCCGTTGAATGTCCAGATCCCCGCGGGGACCCGATTGTCGATCCGGGCGCAGTGTAATCTCGCAACCTCGGGCATCACGGTGCATGTGTACCTCGACGATCGCGCCTTGGCCTCCTTGGTCAACCCGGCGACGTATGGACCCGACACGGCCACGTCGCGGGGCACGATTGTCGATCCCGGCGGGACCGCCAGTACGAAGGGCAGTTACGTCCAATTAACCGCCAGCACCGCCACGCGGATTGATACGGCGGTGCTGTGTCTCACCCACGATCCGACCTCCACCACGATTGCGAGCGGATCGCGGTGGTCGATCGATGTGGCCACGGGGGCCGCCGGGGCCGAGTCCATCATCCTGCCGGACCTCACCGTCGCCGGCAACAGCATTACCACCGCCGTCCGACCCGGCTTTCTGTATTTTCCGGTCTCGATCGCGGCGGGCACGCGGATCGCTGTCCGGTGTAATTGCAATCTCACAACGTCCACGACCCGCAAGATCTGCGTGACGCTGATCGGGATGCAGGAACCGCCCAGCACCGGCAGCAGCCGGGAAGTTTCCGTAGCGGTGAGTGGGTAGACGGAGGAAAAAACCCCGACTTCCATTCACGTATTGTTCCCGCTCGGTTAGAAACACGCCAAAACCTTAGGGAAATTGCAATTTGCGCCGCGTTCGCAACGCGGAGGTCGCGAGTTCGAGCCTCGCGCCGTCCACCACTCAAAACCTTAAATAACTCAATGAATCCGGGCCTGAATCGCTGGTCCGGTGGGCGCGGTCGCGCTCGACCCAAACGCCGCTAAACGCCACCTTTCGCCACCTTTCTGCACGTTTCATTCACGTATTGTTCACGCAGTTTTTAAGCGCGTTTCTTGATGAGCCGCGGGGCGCCGACCATCGCGAGTTGATCTTCGCGCCGGGCCTCGGCATAGATCCGGAGCAGCATCTCGGGATGCTTCCAGTTGCCCTGCTTCTGGACGGCGCTAATCGGCGAGCCCTTCTCGAGCAGGTACCGTGTCGCGCCCGTCCGCCTGGTGGCCCAGTGGAACGTCAGCCCGCCGTGAGTCCGCCCGTACCGCAGGCCGGCTTTCTTACAGAGGTACTCGAACCGCTGGCGCACTGACCCGACCCAGTCCCGCGGGTTGGTGGCGCGTCGGAACTTCGCGAAGTAGTACCGCTCGTCCGTGCGTTCGATCTCCTTCAGGACGGCCAGCGCGCGGGCGGAGAGGGCCGTCTCGTAGGCGTCCCCGCTTTTGGCGTGCTTCACGTACAGCCAGTGCCCGTCGTGCTCGCTGCGCTCGAGGTCGAGTAAGTCGCCCAGGCGGATCATGGTGTCGATGCCGAGGATGATGATCGCCCGGTCCTGGGCATCCTCGCAGACCTCGAGGAGCTTCTGCTCTTCGGCTGGCTGGAGCAGGCGGCGTTTGATGGGCGGCGCCTTCAAGCGCTTGAGGCCGACGATCGGCGACACGGTCAGGTAATTCCCGACCGCATCGCGGAGCATCCCTTTCAGCACGTCGATCTCCCGGTTGATGGTCCGCGGGCCGCACCCGCCGGCCATCCGGGCGGCCATGTAGGCGCGGACGCGGTCGGCATTAATCGACGAGAGGAGCTCCGGGCCGAAGGCGCCCCGGAGCGGTGTGAGCATCTCGAGCTCCCGCCGGGCGCCGCGCCGGAGGGCGATGACGTCGCGGGCGTACGTCTCGGCATAGGCGGCGAACCGGATCATCGCCGGGCCATTAGGGAGCCGTTTCACCTTCTGCTCGGCGACCTCCAGCATCCGGCGCTGGTAGGCGTCTTTGGCGAGCCGCTTGGCATCGGCGCGCTGAGTGATGGTGTCGCCGAGGAGAATCGGCGTCCGCTCTCTCTGCTTGGTCGTCTCGAGGTAGAGCCACCAGTACTGAGAGTCGGGACGCTTAAAAATACCCATTGCGACGTTCCTTTAAATCCTCACCAAAACACGGCCGACGTGACGATCTGGGCCAGGGTGAAGAGGGTGTTGACGGTGCGCCGGATCCGGGCGCTCGGGATGGACTCAAACGGCAACCGCGGCGGCGGCTCCGGCGTGACCCGACGGTCGGGTGGGCAGGCGAGGAGCTTAGCGGCTAGCTGTTTTACGACGTCGAACCGCGTGCGACTGCGCCGCTTGAGTGATTGCAGGAGGCGGAGGAGCGCTTGCATCTCGGGGTCTTTGGCGACGACCGCGAGCAGACTTGGCAGCGGGGGCCACTTTCGGCTGAGCCCGCTCGAGGAGCGTGGTGAGGGTTTCAGTGAGCGCCCGCACGTCGTCGAGGAGAGCGCGTTGGCGGTCAAACTCTTCCCATTGCCGATCGATGAGGTTCTGGAGCCGCGGCTGGACGCCGGGCCGCGGGAGGCGACGAGTTTCAGCATTAGGCAACCCTCCTAAAATTGCTGACTTCGTGGGCGGGAGCGTCTCCACACGATCTGCAAACAGCGCGTCCAAGTGGCACTCGAAGTAGTCCGCGACTCGATCAATCAAGTTCAGGCGTATCGCGCGTTTCCCTTTCAAGACCTGGGAGATCCAAGCGTCGGATTTCCCCACGCCTTTCGCGAGGTCGCCTTGGCGCTCTCCCCGTTCCCGGAGACGCGCAAGGATGTTTTTGCGTAGGAGATCGAGAGTTCGACTGGGCACAGGCCGCCGGTAACCCATACGGTAACGTAACTCTCGGTAAACTTCTACGCTTTTTTAACCAATTTAGCGAGAGTCAACCGTCGGTGAAAGAAACGGCTTGACAGACAGGGTTCACCCGTCGTTATTATTTCGCCATCGTGAAATCAACGAGTCGCCAGCGCCTCCGGGCGTGGCTCAAGGCTGCCAGGCGGACGCAACGGTCGCTTGCCGACGAGCTCGGCGTCACACCGCCCTATGTCGCCATGCTCATCGCGGGGGATCGGACGCCCTCGCTGTACGTGGCTAAGCGGCTCCAGGAGATCACCGGGATCCCTGCCACCGAGTTCGTCAACCAGAGGATCGCGTGATGGCGGAGTCCCCGTACCTGACAGCGAAAGAGGCCGTCGAGTACCTCAAGCTCGGCTCCCTGAACGCGCTCTACCGGCTGGTGAATCAACATCGATTGCCGACGTGTCGGAGGGGCAGGTTGTATTTGTTCGACCGGCGCGAGATCGACATCTGGCTCCACGGCTTCACCAGCGAGATCGAGATGGTCCGGGCGAAGCGCCGGGCGTGAGGAGGGGACTATGCGCGAGCTCGAGAGCCTACCGCCGCCGATCGTCGTCGGTCTCACGCCCGACGCGCCGCCCGTGACCTGCGTCTACTGCGGGGCGGACGTGCGCGTCTATCCGGTGTGGCCCGGCCACGACGCGCCGATCTGTCTCCTGTGCTACCTCGTGCACTGCCCGCCGGAGGCGCCGCCGTCGTGACGATCCGCCGTTGGTTCTGCCGGCACAAGACCTTGATGCGGGTGAAAGAGTCCGGCGTCTGGAGCTGGCGCTGCGTCTGTGGCTACCAGGTGCCCATTGTGGCGCGGACGGCCGAGGAGCGGGCGCGGGCCTTACAACTGCTCGGGAGGGCGTGATGGTCGCGTGGTCGCTGCTGCTTGCGTTCGTCGCCCTCTGCGTCGCCGGCTGGGCGCTGCTCGTTGCGATCTCGGCACGGCTCGACCACGTCCGGTTGGAGCGGGCGCTGGTCGGGCTGATCGATCTCACCACGGCGAAAGAGGACGCCACGACGGCGGCCATCGTGGCGCGGACGAAAGAGCTCGAAGCGGCGCGAGCCCACCTCGAGCACCTCCGCAAGAAATACGAGACGACGCTCAAGCTCTACCAGGAGTCGATCGCGATCGATGGGCCGCTCGGCTCGAAACGGGTCCAGTGATGAAGCCGCCGGCCTTCCAGTTCTACGCGCGCGATTGGCTGAGCTCCACGCTCGGAATGCCGTGGGATGTCGCCGGCCTGTACATCCATCTGCTCGCCTGGTCATGGGACAACGGGCCGCTGCCGAACGACCCGAAATGGCGCGCGCGCATCATCGGCGCCGACGCGCAGCGCCTCTGGACCGCGCTCAAACCGCGATGGAATCGGACAAAAAAAGGCTGGATAAATCCGCGTCTCGAGATGCAACGAGAAGCGCAGGCGAGTTTCGCCCTCCGCGGGGAAAAAGGGGCGAAAGCCCGCTGGCAAGCATCGGCCAAGCATATGGCTAACCGATGGCCTGCATCTGCTTCTGCATCTGCTTCTTCTTCTGCAGATCAAAACACACCGGCCGCGAAGCGGCCGGTTAGCGCACTGACGTTCAAAACCTACGTCGCGATCGCGTCGCGGATCCTGAAACAAACCGCAGACCTCGACCTGGACGCCGGCACGCTCGCGGAAGAACTGAAGCGCGAGTATGCGAAAGCGCGGATCCCCTACGACGCCACCCTCGTGGCGAAAGCCATCGAGGCGGCGCAACACGGACGGGCGAAGAGGCGCGCATGACGGACAAGCAACCACGGTTCGAGGACGGCGAGTGCGCGTGGTGCAACGGAAGCGGTGAGGTTGAGTTTACCCTCCCGGACGGGACGACCGAACGCGGTCAATGCGACCGCTGCAAAGGTTCTGGGTACGCGCGATTCGACCCAGCGGATCTCAGTGCCCGCACGAGGGGCGAGAGGATGCCTGAAGCCGTCCGGATCCGTCTCTCTTGCCCAAGTTGTGGCTATCGTTGGGACATTGCCGGCGCGCTAGACAAGATCGCGCCCAAGTGCTGGTGCCCCAAATGCTCAGCGACGCCACCTTCGATCGTTGACATGGAGCACATATGACGCGGCCGGCAATCGTCCAAACCACTTTCGATTTTGCCGTCCGCGAGATCAATGCGCTCGAGACGCGCATCGTTACGGCTGAGGACGACGCCGACGCGATGCTCTGGGAGCAGGCGGCACAGGTGGTCGCGCAGTTGAAGGCGGGGCGTACCCAGCAGCAGATCGCAGATCAATGGGTCAATGCCCGCACGGGTGAGTTCTACTCACAGGTTCACGTCAGTCGCGTGCAAAAGACGTTTTATACGTTTACGTATAAAGTCCCACGGCCACGGTTCCGCGACGCCTTCAACGAGATCGCGAACGCCGGAGCTCCACATGTGAGCCACAACAGCGGGAATAACGAATGGTACACGCCGGCTGAGTACATCGAAGCGGCCCGGCGGGTCATGAACGATGGGATCGATCTCGATCCCGCAACCACCGAAGCGGCAAACGACGTTATCAAGGCCGCCCAGATATTTACCGCCGCTGACGATGGTCTCAAACAAGAGTGGAGCGGGCGGGTCTGGCTGAATCCTCCCTACGCGCAACCCATCATCGGCAAGTTCATCAGCAAACTCGTAGCGCACGTCCAGGCGAATGACCTTGAAGCCGCGATCGTTCTCGTTAACAACGCGACAGATACGGAATGGTTCCAGGAGATGGGCGCGTTTGCCGACGCGATCTGTTTCAAGAACGGGCGGATCAAGTTTTGGGGGCCGGACGGGATGGAGGGCTCACCGCTGCAAGGGCAAGCGTTCTTGTATTTCGGTACTGAGACTTGGCGATTTGTGAAGCACTTCAGCGCGTTCGGGTCGATTCTCGTGCGGCCGTAATCATGGATGCCCGCGACTATTACCCCAAGCGTGAACCAGGCCGGATTTATCACCCGGCCCGCGCCCGGCAACTCAACAGCTTCACCGGGCTCAAGTTCGGAACGATCACGCCGACCGATCTCGACGGCCTCATCGATTATCACAATGAACGCTTCGCCTTCTTGGAACTCAAACTCCGAGACGCGCCGGTGTCTGACGCGCAAGCGAACGCCATCATGCGGGTCGTTGACGCGATTGAAGTAGCCAAGAAGCGCGCGGCCTTCTTTGTCGCTGAGCATTGCGAAGACGATCCGACCGTTGACGTGGCCGCGGATCGATGCCTGATTCGGGCCATCTACACCCGTCAAATGTGGTATCAGCCGCCGGCTGAGATGACGTTGCGCGTGGGTCTTGATCGCTTTCTAGGGTTCGGGCCTCCACTGGACTTGACCTTCTTGGCCGCCGCGCAAGCCAGGTCATCAATTGCCCGTGCCCCGTCAGTAGACGAGATTTTCCGTAACTCAGGAGGATTCAAGTGAACACGAGTCTTGCGCCAGCCGCCGTGCCGACGAACCCCACGCCGTACACACGCGAGCAGATCGATCTCATTAAGCGGCAGGTCGCGGTTGGTGTGACCGACGACGAGCTCCGGTTGTTCTTGTATCAGTGCCAGCGCACCGGCCTCGATGCCTTGACGAAACAGATTTACGCCATCAAGCGCGGCGGCCGGCTGACGATCCAGACCGCAATTGACGGCTTCCGGCTGATCGCGCAGCGGACCGGCGACTACCGCGGCCAGGTGGGGCCGTTCTGGTGCGGCGCCAATGGGATCTGGGCCGATGTGTGGCTGTCGAATGAGGCGCCAGTGGCGGCGAAGGTCGGCGTCTGGCGGAAGGATTTTACTGAGCCAGTCTGGGGCGTGGCGCGGACGGCGGCGTATGCAGCACACGACGAGCGAGGACACTTTCTCGGCCTCTGGCGCAACATGCCCGACACGATGATCGCGAAATGCGCCGAAGCCTTAGCGCTCAGAAAAGCGTTTCCCCACGAACTCAGCGGCGTCTATACCGGCGACGAAATTAACGAACAAGCGGTCGATCACAGCACCGGCGAGATCGTCCCGGCGCCGCGATCACTCCCGAAGCCGAAGCCGCAACCGAAGGCCGCCCCGCAGCCGGCGGGGCCACAGACGATCGTCGCCAGAGTCCTCGGCGTCCTGAAACGGCCGATGAAATCCGGCGGCGAACGGTACGTGATCAGCACTGATCCGATCGGGACGTACATCAGTGACCGCCTCGACGACGCGACCGCGGCGAAGGCCGCGCAGGAAGCCGGCCTGCCGATTGAGATCACGTTTCAGACGACGCCCGATGGTCGCGCGATCGAGTCGCTGCGCGAAGTCGATCCAGATCCGCCAACCGAGGAGCCGCCGCTATGAAGCGAAGCCTGCTCGTCGCGCTGCTGCTCGTCGCCGGCTGCGGCGACACGATCGTGAACAACCTCCCGCCCACGGCGCCCACGACGGAGAAGGCGCCCGCGGTCATCAAAACCACGATCGAGTTTCGCGTGGTGGGCAATCCCAGTAGTACGCGGGTGCGCTACTCCAGTCCGGTGGACGGGCTCACCCAAGTCGTCACCAGCTTGCCGTATTTCAACAGCTTCACCACCGAAGCGGCGTCGATGTTTCTCAGTCTCGAGGCGACGCCGGTCGCGTATCCGGCGCTCGTGACGTTTCCATTTCTCTCGATCCAGATCGTGACGGGCGGCACGACGTTCCGCGAAGCGACGAGCAACGAGCTCGTCCTCAACACGCTCCAGGTGAGCGGGACGTGGCGGCGATGATCTGGCAGAACGTGTGGAGTACGCCGAATCGGTGGATGGCGTATTGGCTGCGCCGCCGAGGCTGGGTCTGTTTCTACCTCGATGAACCCGCCCGGCATTGTGGCGGCGGCTCGTGTTGGATGGCGCTCTATGTTGAGTCGGAACGGCGGCGATGATGGCCGACCGCGCGGCTTGGACGAAGTACGCCGGCGGCGAACTGGTCGCCCCGAGGAGTAAGTACGGCGCGAAGCCGATGGTCGTCGATGGCTTCCGCTTCGACTCGACGAAGGAAGCGCGCCGGTACCGTGACCTGCGCCTCCTCGAGAAGGCCGGCGTGATTCGCGATCTCGAACTGCAACCGCGCTTCCCGCTTGAGGTCGTCGAGCTCTTCCGCCCGCACGGGCGCGTGAAGAACTGCGGGTACTACACCGCCGACTTCCGGTACGTCGATACCGCCACGACCGCCGTCGTCGTCGAGGACGTGAAGAGCGGCCCGACGAAGACCGCCGCGTACCGCTTGCGGAAGCGCCTGGTCGAAGCGATTCACGGCGTGAAGATTTGCGAGGTCTGACCATGCGCGACGACGGACGCGAACACATGCTCCCAGGGATCGCGCTGCTGATCATCGTGGTCGCGGCGCTCGGCCTTTGGGTGCTGATCTGGGTGCTGTGATGTACCGGCCAAGCGTCGTCGAAATCCAAGCGCGCCTCGATCGGAAGTTCTGTCTGTTGTGTGGCGTGCGCCCGGCGATCGATTGGCCCTACACCTGCGCCGACTGTCAGAAACGTCTCGCGGAAGAAGAACTCACACGACGCCAGAACTCCCATCCAGAGACATCTCTATTTCCCCCGAAGGAGTGACCCATGAGCGATGACAAGCGACTCGACCGCCCCGACAACGATCCGCCCCGCCCTGAACGCGCGAAGCCCGAAGAGTTGCGCGATTGGGAACCCATGCAAGTCAACGAGACCGACTCCACCGAACGGCTCAAGGTCGCCGGCGGCTTCTTGTACCGGACCATCACAGGCTCCGCTGTGGCGATGGTGTTCGTGCCGGACGAGTAGGCGATGCCGGGCGAGATCGTGGTGTGGCTGCGGTGTCCCGCCTGCCATCTGCTGTGGGTGGCGGCGATCATCCTGCCGGGGTCGTGGTGGGCCGCCGGCAGTACGCCCGAGAAGGTGGCGGGCCGCTGCTACTGCCCGCGCTGCGATCACGTCCCGCCGATGCTCCTCGAGCCGGATCTCTTTGCGGTGGCGGATTCATGACCGGCCCGCTCCTGAAAGTGACGTGCCCCCACTGTGGCGGGGAGTATGCGCGTCGCCGCGACGGGGCGCCGTACTCGCACAAGTGCGTGGACGGCGTGACGCCAAAGGGGTTTCTCGGTCGGCGCCGGTGTCCTCGCTGCGGGACGTACATCGATCGCGGGCCAGGGCCGGTCCTCTGTGAGAAGTGTGGAACGGAGGCGCGATGAGCGCGTTCTTCTTTGTGCTCGGCGTGTATGCGGCGACCGCCTCGACCGATGTCCTGACCAGCCACTTTCTGCTCGGCCGGCCCGGCTTCGAGGAAGTGGGCTTCAGTCCGTTTCCGAACCGGACGGCGAACACGGCGGTGAAGCTGAGCCTCGGCGGCGTGGCGGTGTATGGGTTCTATCGTCTCCACGATCGCTGGCCGAAGGCGGCGTGGGTGATCGCGGTCGTGGCCCTCGGCCTCGAGGCGCTCGCAGTCGGGCGCAATGTGCGGTTCATCATGAGGCGGGCGCCATGACCGACGCGCCGTTCACCGAGACGCACCGTAAGATACTGGAACATCTGACACAGGGACCGACGAGCGAGTACTTGGAGCCGCTGGATCATGACGCCATTGAGGCCGCCCTCGCGGAGATCGACCGGCTGACGAAAGACCGTGATGTGTGGCGAGCGGTCGCCCTTGCAAACGCGGTGAAGACGTGATGCCGGATCGTGCCCCGCATCTCTGCGTCGTGCCTGGCTGCGGCCAGTTCGCCCGCGGTCGGCGCTGTCGATCCCATGCCGTGGTCGCGGAACACGGCCGCCACAACTATGCCCTGCGCCGCTGGTACCGGACCCCCCGGTGGCGGGGGCTCCGTGCCCAGATCCTACGCGCCCAGGGGTACCAGTGCGCCGACTGTCACCAAGTGGTCGCCGCGCTCGAGGTCGATCACATCGCCAAGCATCACGGGGATCCGCGACGCTTCTGGGATCGGGCGAACTTACAGGGCTTGTGTCGTTCGTGTCATCAACGCAAGACGCGACGAGGAGAATGAATGCCGGACGAGGTGATGACGGACGCCGCAATCGCCCAGGCGATGATCACGTATGGGGGCTCGTTCGTCCAGGCGCTCGGCCGGGCGTATCAGATGGCGGATACCTTGAACCGCGCCCGCCTCGTGCTG